TTCCCAAGCCAGCCGCCACCTTAAAGACGGTCTCCCGAGAGAAATATTTCACATGACGAGCAACGCTGCAAATCACGTCATCACCATACGTGATAGCCCTCACTTCTCGATTGAACTGCTCAAAGTCCAACGACAGTCCAGCCTCTCCTCTCCCATACAAATATGAGAGTAGAATGATGAAAACGTTCGTGACTGAGTTAAATATGTCCGTCATTGGATTGCCGGACTTGTTCCCCTGCTCAGTCAGGAAAACAGTCTCGCGACACAAAACATAAGAATGCTGCAAAACATGCAACAAACAATGTCTTTGCTGTTTCGTCTCTTCGGGCAGACAATAATCTGTCACTGCCCTAAAGAAATCGAAAGCAATGGGTGTCACACTCCCATCATAATTAGAATAGTCAACATCAAATCCAACGTCACTATTCCCACGCAAACCCTGCCACATAGCCTTCCACACAGTTTCTTTATCAATACCAACCGCGCACATAGTCTCGAAACCAGGGTTAGCCTTCATGTAATTAAGGAATGGTCCGAAGTACTTACGCATCAACAAACTAAATTCCAAAGGTGGCATCTCAAACACACGAGTCTTCCCAATCTTGACCTTCTCAATTGCACGCAACTCGTCCTTGTTCGACGACACCCACAGGAACACTGGTACATTACCTATCGTAATTTCGCGATCCGCCTCCTCGTACCGCTCTACAAAAGTGGAATCCAACTCCGGAATGACAAAAGTCCGCGCCTTCTCAGTCCACGTATAATGATCTTCCGAGTCCATCTCAAAGATTTCAGTCTTTCCATGGGTGAAATACTTACTCCAATAACCAGTCGATGTATGCATATTAAGCTTGTCCATAATCCCATGTCCATTGATGGCCTGATCATCAGTCCAGACCTCCGCGAACTTCGGAAATTGTTGTGCATAAAACTTCACACACTTTTGGAGAATAGCATTCCCAATACATTTATTGGGTTCACTAACATACTTCACGCTAACATTAGATTCTAGAGTGTTGACGTAAAGGACGTCAGGTTCTTCACCGACTTTCACAATTCCCTTAGCAGACGGACGCCATTCATCGGTCCACTCCTTGCTACGCAACCACCTAACTTTCGTTGTGCGCAGCGGTACGTGCACCTCCAAAGGCACATCATTGACAACACACTTGCCAAGAACTGGAGCGTCAGTCAACCATCCCTCGGGAACAACACCATCTCCGGTGAGACCCCCAATCTGTGTCACATGAAGAACTGGATTGACCATACGCTCAAGCTGTGCTAAGGCGATTTCAATATTTTCACGCACAAGCTGCGTTCCTCCACACGCACTATATGGAGCATGGAACATAGCACTATGCAACGCAACAAATGGAGCTTGCACACTCGAACTACGACAGATGTACGGACGACCACAATCACCATAAGTGGTTTTTTCTTGTCCAGAGTACTTAGCCACAAACATCTCCATCTCCTCAGTTTCCTCCAGATTATCGAGAGTTCCATAAAAACGTGTTTCAACGCGCACAGCTACATCATCCCTCACACGATTAGTTGCCGATGCAAGAATAGTGCAATCAATTTCTTGTCCAGTGTACCTCTTAACCTCTTTCAAAGTTGGAATGAGGCCAATGAGTTTTGGTGTTCCAGCCATTGGAACACCAAAAAGGTACACAATGCGCAAGTCAATGGGACTCCCTGAAAGACCATTTACACGCACACTATTTGTAGCATCAAGAGCGAAGGGAAACTTTCTCCCTTCTGGTGTAATTAAACGTGCACCAGCAACTTTATCGTGTTTATTTTGACGCAAGAACTGTTCATAAAAGTGATTTGGAAGAAGAATATACCTTCCTTGCATAACTACACAATGCATGCCATTTTGTCCGTACTCTGGATCGTCATAATGATACAGCTCAATCCAACGAATACATTTTCTCACCTTCTCGAAAACGCCATTATCTGTCAAAACTGGTTTCACCTTCCCAAGAGAATTCTTCGTCCGCACGGCCACGTTTCCATCATAAAGAGATGCTTGTAGTTCGCCTCGCAAGGTTCCAGTCATAGCTTTCCAAGCCAAAACACAAAGTCCAATACACGAAGCAATAACACCAGCTGCGGCCAACCAACTAACAAAGCCTCTCCAAACCGGTGCTTGATCTTCTGGAAACATTGCACCAGCTATTTCGCAAATATCACGATGTTTAATAGCGGCGTCCAGATCCACTCCAA